GTTCAAAACAGCACAACAGCAGATTATCATAATACTTTCGATTCAGATTCAACGAACAATCTTTCCGAAGATGCGACCGCGCCGGCGTATGGAACTTATTATCGCAATAAAAGCGTTACTTTTGTTAATGAAGAATCGGACAATTTTTTATTGTCTGCCGGTGATACGGAAGCAAAAGGGAACGGCGCCGATTTATCATCAGATACCGAATTACCATTTAGTGATGATATTTTATTTGAATCGCGGGAAACATGGGATATCGGCGCCAGTAACGCGCAGGCGCTTGATGTCAGTTTTCCGAACGATCCGGAATATTTATTAGAGCATTTGATCGCACATAAAGTAAACTAATAAAAAAGGGGTAATTATGAGTTACGACGGGAAAAAGAATACCGATAAATGGTTCCCTGTTCTATTGGTCGACGATACCGATATGAAGACACCGGAAACCGGAATCGCTTTTGGATCGGTAACAGCAAAATACGAATACGAAGCCGCGACAAGTCAATCCACATATTCGGTAACGACGGACGATTGGAAGGAATCTGGAAACGGTGAATACTGGTTACGGATCGGCGCGTCTGAATTTACCGTCGTCGGAAAATATTTTATTTCCGTTGCGGCGTCGGGATGTTTAACACATAGATTTGTTGTAGAGGTTACAACACAAGGCGTTGAAACGGCATATCAAAACACGTCCTCGAATGCGTCCGACCTTGGTACATTATTAACGCGTATTAGTTCGTCAATTTCAATTTCTAACGGTCGCGTTGACGCCGATGTATTACGTGTCAATGGAAATGCCGCGCCGATTGCTAATTGGGAAGACGATTACGACGGTACCGGATATAATAAATCAAATTCAACAATTGGAACGTGTACAGCAAATAGCGATATGCGCGGAACGGATAACGGGTTACTTGCGGCGTCCGCCCCGGCAAATTTCGGCGACCTTGCAATTACCGCGACAACCGGCCGCGTAACCGCCGGCACCGTTCTTGATAAAACAGGATACACATTGACGTCCGGAGAACAAGACGCAATCGTCGACAAGGTTTGGGATGAAGCACAAGCCGGCCATACAACAGGCGGCACATTTGGAAAACGTCTTGACGCGGACGTTTCGACCCGTTCGACTTTTGATTATACCGCAAATAATGTGACGGTCCAGACGAACAACGATAAATCAGGATATGCATTATCCGGAACTTCCGAAGATTCAATCGTCGATAAGGTTTGGGATGAATTACGCGCAAGTCACACCACGGCCGGCACGTTCGGACAGGGCGTCGCAAGCGTTCAAGGAAATGTAACCGGTTCCGTTGGAAGTGTTACCGGGGCGGTCGGGTCAGTAACGGCCGGCGTAACGGTAACGACGAATAATGATAAATCAGGATATACGCTGACGTCCGGCGAACAAGACGCCATTGTCGATAAGGTTTGGGACGAACTGAGGTCCGCGCATACGTCCGCCGGTTCGTTTGGTCAAGGCGTTGCAAGTGTGCAAGGTAATGTTACCGGTAACGTGAGCGGTTCGGTCGGTTCGGTAACTGGAAATGTCGGCGGCAATGTGAGCGGTTCCGTTGGTTCCGTAACTTCTCCGGTAACTGTTGGTACTAATAACGATAAAACAGGTTATGCATTGTCTTCGGCTTCTGAGGATGCAATCGCGGACGCTGTTTGGGACGAAGCACGTTCCGGACACACTACTGGCGGAACATTCGGCGAAGGCGTCGCAAGCGTTCAAGGCAACGTCACCGGTTCCGTTGGAAGTGTAACAGCCGGGGTCACAGTCACAACCAATAATGATAAATCAGGTTACGCACTTTCAACGACTTCAATTGATGCTGTTGTTGATGCTGTATGGGACGAATTACAGTCAGGACATACAACGGCTGGAACATTTGGAAAGTATCTTGATATCGAAGTATCGACAGGGTCGGGAAGTGGTATAACCGCACAACAGGTAAGGGACGCCATGAAATTAGCGCCGACAGGCGGAGCGCCGGCGGCGGGCTCAATAGACGAGCACTTAGACGATATCTTGGCAGATACGAACGAAATACAGGGCAAATTGCCGACTAATGAAATAATGGGATCGTCCGACAAGGCCAACAATGATACGGTAATCGACGCGATAAAGGCAGTCACGGACAATTTACCGAATTCCGGAGCACTCACAGACATTGATACCGGCATTAATAATATTGAAGCAAAATTACCGACCAAATCAACGATTGCGGGTACCAATAACGCAGACGGCGATATCGAATTAAACGACGCTACCGGAGCATTAGCGACCGGAGCATATACGAACTTGCCAGACGTGACGGTCGAAGACTTTACGACGGCGGCAAAGAATTTGATAAATGCCGAAGTCGTCGACGTTATTTTCGTTGATACCGTCCCGGAAATCACGCAAGGCACGCCGCCGACGGTTGAATCTGTTGCGGCTATGCTTTCAAGGCTTCGCGGCGCTCAAGTATTCAAAGGAACGCAGACGAAGGGCGGTTCCGCGTCGAAAGATTATTACAATTCATCAGGTACGAGAATATGGCGTAAAAACGTATCTGACGACGATACGACATACGTTGAGGAAAAAGGAATTACGGGGGCGTAAAACATGGCATTTGATACCGACAGAGAACGACAACGATCTTGGTTTTTTCCTATCCCTTGGGGGTCTTGGCCGTTTCCCGTTGGCGAATTGGACGACGAACAACGGGCGGCGATTTGGGGTTCATATTATACGGGCGGACCGACCGGTCATTCCCCGTATTATATCGCAGACTTGACAGGCGAAACATTAAATTTGATGATCGAACAGTTTAAACGGTCGGACAATTTAAAAAATGTTATTACTGTTTTCACGGATGAATTACAAGTCGCCATGGAAGAAGCCGACAAGCTTATCATGAAACGCCTTATCGCAACGGCCGAAGGCGTACAGCTTGACGGTATCGGGGAAATCGTCGGGGAAGATCGGCAGGGACGAAGCGACGACGATTATCGCGTCGCTATTGAATTCAAGGTATTTATTAATATTTCAAGCGGCCAACCCGACGTCGTCATGACGGTATTAAAAACAGTTACGGACGCGACACAGGTTCGTATAATTGAATTTTTCCCGGCACATATTTATTTATATACAAACGGTTCGACTATACCGGGCGACCTGTTGGTTACAATGCGGAAAGTAATTCCGTCGGGTGTTGGTCTGTCTGTAATCGCGGGATACGGTGTTACACCTTTTGAATTTGATACGGAAGGCGGAATCCCTTATAATGAGGGCGACGGCTTTTCCGAATATAATTATACGGAAGGCGGACAGCCGATCGGCGGACAAATGGTCGAATTAATATCTTAAAGGGGTAATTTATGGCAACAAAACCAACAAAAATTCCGGAATGGGCGATAAACGATGTCGTTGACCCGACGTCTGGACAAAATAACGTCGTCGAGCCGGCAGGGGCTATTAAAAATTTGGGTTGGGATTTTAAGGAAAAGCCGCCGCGTCAATATTTCAATTGGCTTCAAAGGTTCAATTATTTATGGTGTAAATACGTCGACGATTCGATCGACCAAGAATTAAATACCGATAGTAACGTACAGCATAGAGAATTAAAAGGTGTTACGGATTCGGCGAGTCATGCTGTACTTTCTGTCTGGAATCAAACGGCCGACCGCGTCGGTTTATTGGGTACGTCAAGCGACCATGGAATAATGCAAGTAACCGATTCGAGCGGGGCGACAGTTGCGGCCAGTTTTTCCGGGAATGTTGCAAATGCGGATTATGTTAGAAGTGATTTCGAAATCCGGGACGGAAAAGATTTAATAATAAATACCGACAAATTCACGGTCGACGGCGCGACCGGCAATACAGCATTCCCCGGCAATCTTGCTATTAATACCGATAAATTTACGGTTAATGGTGCCAGTGGATTTATTATCGGTAAAGGCGGAATGGAACTTCAAGGCGCCGGCGATTTCAAAATCAATACTGATAAATTCACCGTCGACGGAGCAAGCGGCGACACTGTCATTGCAAGAAATTTGAATCTTACCG